AATACGTGCCGCCGGTGAGCTGCAGGCCCGCAAGCAGGATCGGCACTGTCGTCGTGCCAGCGCCAGGCGCGGGGAAATAGGTGAACGTGCCGCCGGTGCCATTGACTTGCGTCGTGCCCTCCTGCGCGCGCGTCAGCGGTTCGATGTAGAACAAGCCGCCGATCTCGGTGATCTCGCCCCAGCGCACGACCTCGAAGTTGCCATTCACGTCGAGCATTGCCCCGAGCCGGAACGTGGCCTGGCGCTCGTCGTGCCACGGCGTTTCCACCCAGGCCATGGTGTCGCCGATCACCGGCGCGATATCGAAGGGTTCGAGGAAGTTAAAACCGGTTTCGTCGAAGCTGGTGATCTTGCGCCAGGCCGACGCACCGAAAGCCGCCCAGAACATGCCGGCGAGATCGATCGATGTGTCGAGCGGGTTCGTCGCCGGCCGCACAACCAGCCGGCTCGTGGTGGATCCGGCCATGATGGTGTACTGCGGCTCGCCGGGCTCCAGCCAGTTAGCGAGCTGCGGCCCGAACGAATTGACCAGCAGGTTCGTGCCGTTGTCGACAAAGCCATCGACGCCGTTGACGATGCCGCCGATCTGGTTCGCGTAGTCGTCGATCGAGATGAATAGCGCCAGCGCGTCGGTCGCGAGGATTGCGTTCGAGGCCGGGATCGTCGCGTTGATTTTGATCGTGGTGAGACTGCCGTCGGCATTCGGCGTGTAGTAGACGGTGACGTTCGAGAACGCCGGCATGCCGACGGCGTAGCCAACGATCGTCAGGTCGCCGGCCACTGCCCAGGCGCTGTTCGGGCCGACCAGCGGGATCGCCGCGACCTGCGCCGCATACGTGTGCCCGGGGATGACCGGCTGCACCTGGTAGCTCGTCGCCGTCGCCGGCAGCACCGGGGAATTGATCCAGGGGCCGCCGGCCGTCACGTCCTGCCACTGCACCTGGTAGCCCGTGACCCAAGGCGAGACGCTGTCGGTCCAGCTCAGCACCATCGCGTTGACTTCGTTCCCCGAGCCGTCGATGTAGGAATTCTCGACAAGCTCGGGTAAGGTCGGTGGTGCCGTATAGCGCTCGGTAAAGGTGAAGGAGTAGGCCGTCACGTCGGCCAGCTCCTGCATCATCGCGCCGACCAGGTTGAACGCGAGAAACTTGAAATAGATCGTCTCGCCGGCGAACGCCAGCGGGAACGAATAATGAAAATCCGTGTTCATGTCGACGAACCAGAACTGCGAGCCGGCGTTCGCCGCGAGGATCGGAGAGTCGTAGAGCCCGCGGCGCAGCTGCGTCAGGTTGTAGTTGTTCGCCGAGGTCAACGTCGCGGTGTTGTACGCGATCAGTTCGCCATTGCCGAGGCCGTCGCCGACGTAGCAGAGCTTCGCCAGCGGCAGGCTCGCGGATCCGCTGGTGAGCGTGCCCAGGCTCTCCGTGAGATTCACGCCCAGCGTACTCACGTTGTCCGGATCGGATTCCACCAGGAAGTTGTTGGTGGTGACGCCCTGGCAGGAATTACCGTAATTCGTCGCCAACAGCCGGTAACTCGCGCCGCCGTCGCTGCTGATCCAAATCTGCGCGCCGCCGAAGAACTCGCCGCCGGAAAGCGCGATCCACAGCGCGAACTGCGTATCAGTGAGCGCGAGCGGCGCCAGGGCAAAAACCGGCGTATTGACGTTGCCCGGGTCGGCGTTGAAGTTCGGGTTGTAGCCGGAATTCTGCTGCGTGTTATAGACCGGCGCCGAATGCGCGTGCCCCGGCACTTCCTCGACGGTGAGATCGAGCGTGTTGTCCGGACCCTCGGTGATCGACGTGACGCGGATCAGCTGCTGACTGAGGCCGAGAGTGGTTTCGGAGATCTCGTTGAGGTCGCCGACCTCCACCAGGCAGTAGCGCGCATCGAGCGAGAAGTTATAGGTATTGCGCACGTAGAGCTGGCGCTGTCCGATCAACTGTGCAGACATTTGCGCCACGGCGGTCAGAGTGATGTCGTCGGCCTCGATCACGCCCGTCATCGGCCGCATGCCGTACATGTCGATCGCGCTCTGGTCCTGCCATTGCACGGTCGACTCCATGTATTGCTGCGTGCGGTCGCGGTACTGCACAGTCACCTGGTTAAACGCGTCAGCCGGGTCGGAGCGCGTGCAGGTGATCGGGATATCGCCTGGCTTCTTGACGACGTAGTCGTTGTCCGTCCAGGAATAATTCGGCGTTAGATTCGGGGTGAAGGTCGCGCCGTTGCCGGTGATGGCCTGATCGCCACGCGGCAGGATCTGCAGCGTGCCGCTGCGCCATGCCGGGTCGCAGTTCACGAGCTGCAGCCAGTCCGTGATGTACGTCGCCGCGTCCTGCTGCGAATCGCACACGCCGGACATGAACAGCCCGTTGGCGACGCACCAGTCGTGAAACTGCGTCATGTCGCCGATCATTCCCGACGGGAAGCCGACGCCGTAATGGGCGTTCGTCAGAAAATCCGGGATGAATGCCGACGGGTCGGAATCGACGATCGAGTACGCGCCGCCATAGATCAGGATGCCCTGCACTTCCATGTTGAGCTGCGGCGTCTGCGCGCTCGCGCCCAGGCTGTAATTCGAGGCGGCGAGATAGGCCTGGCCGTTGAGCTGACGCGCCTGCGTCGGATGCTTGCTGGTGAGAAATCCCCACACGCTTTGCGGATACGCGCCGGTGAACAGCGAAAACCCCGTCGACGAGAGCGACTGCGCGACGTTGTTGACGTACACGTTGCTGATGCCGACGATCGGCCCTTCGCAGATCCCGAGCATCAGCGACGCGGAATACTGCGTGCTGTCGGTGCCCTTGCCGCTCTTGCCGCCGCCACCGCCCTTGCCGCCGGCCTTGCCGCCCGAGCTGCCGCCGCTGCTCTGAAAATCGTTGTACCAAAACAGGTTCGTCGATTCCCGGTTTGTGCCGTAGACGATCGGGATGCAGGTGCCGTAAAGCGAGGTCGAGATGTGGATCCCGGTCGCGATGTTCTGGTTGCCCGCGTTCGAGCCTTCGCGCATGAAGCCGGTCACGCGCGCCCCCACATGCTGAAAAACCGCATTGGCCGGCCGTCGAACTGCTTGTTCGATACCAGGTCGTCGATCATCACGCTTTGGTTCCAGACCGCGTGGATCACCTCGGGCCACTTCGAAATGATCGCGCCGTGGGAGAACGAGCGGCCGATGCGCACCGTCACGATATCGCCCGGCTTCGGCGCTTCATTGGCCCCGAGCTCGCGCGTGTGTTTCATCAGCTGCTCGAGGTAGCGCTCGGCGTCGCGGTGCAGGTGCCAGTCCGGCGGATACGGGCGCGGATCGAACCACTCGATGAGCTTCGCCGCGTGAAAAACGCAGATCAGAAAAAACGCGCAGTCGACACCGGCGCCGCGCACAAAGGCCGCGTGATGGTAGGGCGTGCCGAGCCAGGACATCGCCTCATCGAGGACGGCGGTGCGCTGGTTATATTCCGTCGCGTCCATCAGTAGGCGAGCGTCGGCTGCGGCACGAACTCATAGCCGCGGTAATTGGCGGTGTTCGAGAACTTCGTGCAGCCGCCAGCGAACGTATGATCGCAGCCGGGGTAGATCTCGAAGGTGTCGCCGCTCCCCGCAACATTAGGGAGCGCTGGAACAGTCGTGACAGACCCGGAAGCGTTGAGGTAGGTCGCGACCGTGCGGAATATCCCATCGTTGGCCCCCGAGGTGAAAACAATGACGCCCTGGTCGTAGTAGTGATCCGCGGCCGTCAGATTAGTCGGCGTCTGGTAGATCGTCCCGCCGCCGCTCGCGGCGGCGCCGACCGTGAAGCTCGATTTGTTGAGCGTGCAGCCAGCGTCGTAGAGCGCGTGGATGCAGCCGGCGTTGTAGATGTTTCGCGGCATCTGCAGGTTGAGCAGCCACAGCCACGAGACCACCTTCATCACGATTTTTGCGCGGTCGTAGGTCGTTTCGCTCACGCGCCCCGAGAAGTGGTAGATCCTGCCGACAGCGGTGTTGGTCCAGGCATTGCTGATGAACTTCTCGATCAGCACCGTCGCGCCGTCGAACACGCCCGCCACGCCGCCGGCGATGTTGCCGCCCATGATCGTGATCTCGCACTCGTCGACGGTGAGATCGAGCGTGGACTTCGTTTGCCCGCGGGTGAACGACACCCCGGACGACTGGCCGCCCAGGTAGGTGTTCGCGTTCGCGCCGGTGTAATCCGGAACGGTCAGGTTCGACTCGGCCGA